GGGGCTAAGAAGCGGGACATGGAGCGTCTCCAGTCTATGGATTGGTCTCGTATCCTCCCGGCCATCAACGCCCTGCAAGAGACACCTTGGCGGGTGAACAAGACAGTCCTCGACATGCTTGAGTGGACGATGTTCCAAAAGGGTGGGGACATGGCGAAGTTGCCTAAGGCGGACAAGATCGCTCTTCCTGAGGCTCCTATCGGCTACAAGGAAGACGAAGAGATCACCAAGGCCCATAACCTGATCTGCTTTAAAATCCATTCCCAGAACCGGGAGACCATCTCCAAGCGGCTCTTGGTCCTCAACACCATCGCCGTGGCAAGGCAGTATCGTAACTACAAGGCTATCTATTTCCCGCATAACTTCGACAGCCGTGGTCGTGCCTATCCGCTTCCTGTCTTCCTACAGCCCCAAGGTCCGTCATGGGCCAAGGCTCTGTTGGAATTCTCAGAGGGTAGGGTGATTGAGACAGAAGCTCAGGCTTGCTGGCTGGCTGTTGCTGGCGCAAATGCTTACGGAAACGATAAGGTTTCCTTGCAAGAGCGTGTTGACTGGGTGCAGGACAATCAAGACGATCTGATCTTTCCCATAGCAGCAGACCCAAAGTCTGATCTGCGTTGGATGGATTGTGACTCGCCTTTTGAATTCCTCCGCTTTTGTCTGGAATGGAAAGCTTTCTGGGATACTGGGCTTGGCTATGTCTCGCACATGGTTTGCTCAGTCGATGCTACCTGTTCTGGTCTGCAAAACTATTCGGCGGCTATGGCCGATGAAGTAGGTGGACGTAGTGTCAACTTGGTCCCCGGCCTACCGCGTCAGGACATCTATCAAGACGTTGCTGACAAAGTTATCGAAAAGCTCATGGTCGATGCCACGCCAATGGCTCGTGATTGGCTGCGCTTTGGGATCAACCGGAAGACCACAAAACGGCAAACAATGGTTTTGCCTTATGCCGCTACCTTCTCATCCTGTCTCGAATACACGCGAGAGTGGATGCACGATGAGATCAAAGAAGGGAAGGCCAAGACATGGGAACTCAACCCTGACAACGAGCATGATGAGCGTGACCGGATCGTTTACCTATCCCGGCTGATCTGGTCTTCGATTGATGAGATCGTGATCAAGGGCAAGGAGACCATGAAGTGGTTGTCTGATGCGGCTCGCGAGTATTCCAAATGGGCAAACAAGAACCTTAAAGGCACAGCCTACACCAAACGGATGGAATGGATCACACCAGACGGATTCCATGTCATCCATTGGAAAGCAGACGAAAAGAAGAACCGGATTGAAACCTACCTAGATGGGCGGGTGCAGATGATCTTGCATCAGGAGACCAATCGTTTGGACACCTCGGCAATGGCTCTCGCCGTCAGTCCTAACTGGGTCCACTCTCTGGATGCCACTTTGCTGAGGCAGAGCGTCATCAGGGGACTGGATAGGGGGATCACGGACTATGCAATGGTCCATGACTCCTTTGGGGTCCACGCTGCCAATATGGACCAGTTCCTGAGGGAGTGTGTGAAGCCAGCCTTTGTAGGGATGTATCAGAACGATGTGTTGGTCGAGTTTGCCAGCCGTCTACCTCCAGACATCGAACTTGCTCCCATGCCAACCAAAGGAAACCTCGTCCTCGACGGGGTCTTGGAAAGTGAGTTCTTCTTTTCATAAATCGTTACTTATAGGGAAAAGAACCAGTTAGGTTGCGACCCCTACCACTAACACCAAAACGTCTTTGGTGGAGATCAATGAAAAATCAGAAGCGTGAAATGGACCTTCTCCCAACCATCCGGATCATTGTCCGTGATGCAATTAAGGACGGCCTGATCCGCTCGGTCAGGCTGTCTGAATTCGAGCAACAGTGTCGAACCCTCACGGGGAAGGACCTCGAAGATTATCTCCAGCGGCTCTGGGATGAACTCTAAGCCGCCTAAACTGGAAAGCTTATGAAGAAGCAGTACACAAACTACATCTCGCCTAAGGGTGTCGCTAAGTATCCGAAGCTCGACCAGCCCTATAGCTGGAATGAAGCGGCTGGACGCAACGTCCCCGATCCAGATGGCAATTTTGAAACGGCAGTCTTGGTTCCTAAAAAAGATGCACAGCCCCTTATCGACCAGATCAACGCGGCGATTAAGGAAAGTGGTCTGAAGCCCAAGCATTTGCCCTACAAGCCTGAGACCGACCGGGACACAGGTGAAGAGACGGGTAACATCGAGTTCAAGTTCAAGGCCTATGGCAAGGACAAGGAC